CCTAACTTGTTTCGTCGGCATCTGTCCTGACAGACTGATTTCGTTGAGGCGCATATTCTCCGCACCAGCGCTCTTGATCATGTTTGTAACTTCGATTAGTCCTTGTGGAACTTGACCTGTAGTTACTGTATCTACCAGCTTTTCATTCGGTGCAAGTACTTCGTTCTGTAACAACGTAGTACCGTACTTAAGACCCCCCGAAGCCTGGCTCTTATCTGCAAGGCCATGGACTTTGAGGATATTAATATTATATCCCTCTTTAAGACCAGAATCTACCAACGCGGAAACAAGTTCATCCTCAGCGCGGTTCATATCAACGCCAGGCATTAGAAGCGAACGCCCGTAAGTATTCACATGCGTATGTAGTAATTGCGTACTAATAAAGTATGATTCTCCGTCCCATGTAGGAAATGGTTGGGGCTCGCCAAGAATATGTTCTTCGTTTGCCATAGTGAAGAATACGTCCTTCAGCTTAAGAATACTCCCATCTTCACGTTCCCATTCCATAATCTCGCCGTGTTCATCCAGGATGGTTCCCCAGATTTCATGTATAACTACATTCTGTCTTCGCGCGAGTTTATACGAAAGAATATCATTACCTTTTGTCTGATCCTCTCGAAGCTCTTCAAGACGATGCATAGGACTTAGGGACTTAGCGACAGACAACTTATAAGGATGCTGTTTATCTGGATTATCACTAGCAAGCTCTACGACGCGGAACTTGGGCATTTCAAGCTCATGGATTTCGTACAATTTATTCGACTTCTCTCCAGAAGAATAATAACTAAACACATTCAGCGGAATATGTTCCACGCGAAGGCGTTCAATAGTTTTGCCGCCAGGAAGACGTTTTATATCCACAACCGGTTGCAACTTAGTTGCCAGCATATTTTCCACAGCCGCGATGCCGACATTCTCCGATATAGCGCTTCTAGGATCTGTATCACTAATGAGTCTGAGAACTAGCCTCTTAGCTTCAGATGTACTCATTAAAGGACTTTCAAATCCTGGATTATCTTCCACCACGCACCATTGATCAAAATTCACAAGACCTTGTTTAATCTGTGCTTTGATCTGCTCCTGTGCGAGGCCGACCCTGTTAATATGTATCTTAGATTGTTCGGGCTTCTTATGGCTCCAATTTATGCGCCCATGAATCATGTCCCAACATTTAATAGACTTAAGTTGCCACTCTCTAGCTTTATCGCGAGCTTCTGCAATGTATGCTTTTCCAGCATCTTTAAGCCCAGCATTCTGCGCAGCGCGTTTTTCTGATTCATCCAAGGGCGGAGTGAATTGTTCCGGTGTTGACGCCGGATCAGGAATTGTTGACATGTATGTCCTTTATGTGCTTAGTTTGTTAAGACGAGAGATGCGAAGTGACGGCCGTTACCGTTGTAGTGGATCATAACACGATAGTTCATATCACAATGCTTGCATTCGTATGTATGCTTCGCATCGTAGTAACTATCCTGCGTAACGATCTCTTTAGTACATCGGGTACAGCGTAAAAACGTCTCGTATGGCAACTTAACTTTGTCCGTTGCCGCCAGGCGTTCCACTTGTGTCATCGTCGGAAAATTTGAATATCGGGGTGTCATCTGTAAATAAGGGTTTCTTAAATCTATTCCTATGGCAATTATAGCATATTCCTATGAGTTTGGCTACTGTAAACTTGTTGCCCAGGTCTCGCCCACATTTAGTGCAACTGCCATGTCCTGCTCTGTTATTAAAATTCAAAGTTATATCCACTATCTGCGAGGTCAATTCCGATATCTACCTCGGCGTTTCCAATGCTATTTACTCTTGTACATACATACTGTAGCGCGTCATGTATGTGAGAATACTCGTTTTTCTCGGGCTTATTACGTTTCTGATTCTTAGTTTCTTTTTCAGGATAATGATATCCGCCCATAAAACCATCGATCAGCATCTTGCATTCCGGGTTTATAATAAGCCCAGGCTTACCACGAACAAGCAAGGTCATATAGTCCATAACTGCTTTTACCCTGCGCGTAGGATCCTGGTCGCCAGGCACAATCGTAAGCCCAAGTTCCCGCATAGCATCCGCGCACGCCATGCCAGTAGAAGTCTTACCTTCCCACATTCCACTGGGATCGATTACTTCTATATAGCGATAATTATCATACCGCTGATTGCAATCCTCAACTATATCACGTGCGATGCGCGTAGTGTTGAATCCAACATTGGCATACTCTGTAAGTACCCTAACTTGTCCATCAATATACTGAGTGACAACGCATGAATGGTTGCCCCCAAAATCCCATCCACGTACGAGTGTCGGGTTTGATTTATCTGGAACCATTGTATCCGCAGCGACATGGAATTGTTTGTTGAACTCTTTTGTATACACGCCTTCACCAGCATACGTCTCCCAGGAAAGTTCCATTTCGGTATTCCAAGTCTTCTGGTCCATACCGTACTTTGCTTTTTGCTTCCACTCTTCAGAACGTTTAGAAGGATCTGCAGTGTAGTGCAGTGACATACAAGTAAACCCATTCCCTTTGTTCTTCCAGATTCTATATCCCTGTTTCTTTTTTTCGTCTTGTTCCATTTAGCATCTATCCTGTACGAGCTTTCTGAAAATTGGATCATCCTGGCCAAATAAAGGTTTTGGTGTACTGATCACACTAATTTTAGCGCCACCTTGGAACGATGGTTTTAAAGTCGCATACACAAGGTAGTCATCTTCCTGGAATGCGAATTCATCCAGCAGCACCGCAGTAGGTGTACGACCGCGCATTTTATCTTTACCACTACTAACTGCGTAGAACGTTGTATTTAGTTCTTCGAATCGTAGGAGACCTTCTTTGCTACTAAGAACTGGGCGCATGGATTTGGGCCACATCTCCTCAGGAATATGATCGTATATATATTTCGTATCCTCTAGGAGTTTGAGGGCATCGTCAAAATTCTGACGTCGATAGTAAATTTCTCTGTCTGTTCCTGTGAGTCCAAGCCATAGATGCAATGCCAGCATGGCCCATGTAACTTGCATCTGTCTAGATTTCTCACATGCGAATAGATTGGTTTCGAACCAGGCGTTGCAGAGATCCTTGTGATAGTCCAAGTTGTAAGGGAATTTTTTACACGGGGTGTCCAGGTCATTGCCATCTTTCGTATAGGTACAATGTTCCAAAAAATATTTCGGATGACTCTTTATAAGAGCCAAGCGCTTATAGTCTCTTATATCCATGTTATGATTTAAATAGTTCTTCTTCTTCGCCTGGTTCAACCGTTAGGTTGCCAGCATTCATAGCGTCTAAGAATTTGCGGAAATCTGTACTGGAAGAATGTGATATAGATTGTGTCGGCTTACCGCGCGTTCTTTCGAACACCCATTTAGAAGTGTCAGCTTTTAGCCGAAGCATTCCATCTGTACGTGTTTGATCTTTTAGAATATCTCTAATGCAATGAAACGCGGCATACTCTAGTTCTTTAAACTTATCTGCAACTATATCTGTACTGGGATTTGTAGCTAGGTTAAATTCCTCAAGAAATAATTTAATATCATTCCTTTTATTGATCCACTTCGATACCGTACCACGATGGAGTCCAGATGCTTTGGCGATTTTATCAACTGACCACCCAAGAGCAAACGCAATAGCAACCAACTTATTCTTTGGCGTAAGCCCAAGGAACTGTACCCCTTCGGGAAAACGTACCATTGCGACACGTCGTAACTCTCCCCATTCATTCTCTAATTCCTGATCTATCTGGTCGCTTTGAGATGAACTTTCCGTAGAGTCGTCGTACCCCGCCAGAAGTTCCGCTTCCCGTATAGCCGAATCTTTCTGGGCTTTTTCCTGGGCAGCTAGTTTCGTGGCACGGGCAAATTCCGTTCGAATATCTCTCTCTCGTTTCACGAGGATCATTATACCATGTTTGGTATGAATCTTGCAAGCCCATTACGACCATCTACAGCCTAGCGCCTTTATACGTGCGACCACAGTCCTTGCAGGTTCTACGTTGCGATTTAAAGGTAGTTCCTATCATAACGCCCTTACTGCAGGACCTAGAACTGCCACAGCTAGGGCAGGTGGTTTTGGCGAGGCCGTTCAGGATGCCCACATGGATCTTAGGCTTAAAGAACCTCTTGGCTTTCTTGTATATAGAATCCAGTAATAAAACATCCTTTTTGCAATACTTTATCATCTTTCGCAATGCGGCTGGATCCTTCTTCTCCACGATGTCGATCCAATCCTGGAATCCCATACGATCTTTGCCAACACCTTCTAGAAGGGACGCAATATAATCGAGTTTATAACTAGGAAGATAGAAATGCTTTCTAAACGCTTTCAACGTATCGTCACTGACAGGCCAATCAATCGGGGCCAAGTTCTTAAGAAGACGTTGAGTGTTTACTTGCCTCATGTCAAAACTATCGCCATTGTGTGCGACGGCAATATCCGCAGATTCAATAATCTTAGTAAATGCATTTATCATACTGGTAGAATCTTGGGTTTTTATATTCCAGGACAACTCATGTACTTTGGATTCATGCGCCCACTTATAGCAGATGCATATAATATCAAACCGTTCGCCCGCAACTATCTGCTCATGGCCAAGATACTGTTTCCCCGTACGCCATGCCCAGAATCTAACCGGCTTTGTTTCTATATCCCAAAACAGAACTTTAGGATCCATAGTGTTCTAGTGCCGCCTCTAGGGATTTTAAAGTGTCATCGCTTTCCACAAAAAACATATTAGTACCTTCTTCCAGTATGTTTAGATTAACCAGAACTTGCCCGAAACGTTGGGTAGGATTCTTATTCACATACGCACCTAGCAACCTAAGAATACGTCTATTTGCATTTAGCCTATTCATAATTTCCTGGATTTAATAATCAAACATCGGGGAATCAAATTAAAATCCCGCATAGGCTGACGTTCTTCATCAAGCTCACCTACGATTAATATGGATTTTTCTGATATCCTGGCGACCACGCCCGTAAGAACACAAATCTCCCCACCGCGATTAAACGCCTCTACATCCACATCACCTACGGTACTATAAAAGCACGCGTCTAGCCAAGAGATCTCAACAACATCACCGACTCGAATTTTTCGCTTCATCTAGTAACTCCTTCGTTAGGTATATTTTTCTTTTGATATCTTCATTACGTACCTTCCAACACCATATACATGGTCCGACGTGTTTCTCGTCTTGATGTGGGAATAGGGTCATGCACGGCTCACCACTACGTTTTACTTGATTACATCGCACCATGCGGACGTAGGCCACTATGCGTTTCCTGCTGGAATTCTAGTACCAAGACCTTCAATCTCTTTTATAATAAGATAGTCATACACATACAGTTTGCCTAGCGCAAACACATATCTATATATCTTAGTCTGTCCAGCATAATGCATCGAGGAAGTAAACTTCGTATGGAATAAGAAAAGGAATCTATGTCTTAGGAATGGTTTGTAGTATTCGACTCGAAGAACGTGCTCTGAATCCATTGACATAATGTAACACAATTGACTTTAATGTCAATATGGTTTGTCCCACCTAGGGATACACTTAAGTACCACCGGTTCGTCGTCATAGATCGCGTTGGGTTTACCTAAGCAAAAAGAAACGAATTCATTCAAGCCAAGTGCATCTACAACCGCTTGCGCCCATGGGCGTCCGCCCGCACTCCACACAACAATCTTGGAACCTCGGCGCGCCATGATCTTGAGCCAATAAACATGGCTCTTATGTATTGACACTGTATGTACAAGAGTAGGATCATACGGATCTCTTATTTTTATTTTTTTTAATTTTTTATATTTTTTATCCTGATGCAGTATGATAGTCTCATCTACATCAAAGTATATAAAATCTTCTCGGACCATCTTACGAGTATATCACTATCCTGCAAAGTGTCAATACAACCGCTTCGCGGTTGTCGGCGCCAAATGCGATATATTCGATTTGAGTCCGCAAACCTTGTCAGAAAATCTTGCATGTTTTCTGACAAAACTACATCTATAGTATACTATCCCGCTAGCGGATGACATCGCAAAATAACAAAGTGATATGACCATATATGACCATACATCTAACGCCTTGATGTTACTAGCCTCGGCCGCTTCTACGCGACACGTGTCACCCTGATGTCACCCAAATGTCGCGCAATAGAATCCAATGATATCAAGTACTTATAGAAAGTCAATTTCGACCTAACTCGCTGAAATGATAGTATAAATATATATACCCGCTCCTGTACGATGACGTACTCCGGCATGGCCGTGGGGCCCTGGCACGCTTCTTGCAATTGCATAAACTATGCCAATCATTCCAGTGGCTTAGTGTCGTGTAGGTTGATATGTAGTAATGTAGTGTATTGTATGGTCACTAGTAGAAGCGCGCCCACTACTTGGCATACTTATTGCATGCTTCGAAGCCGGGTCCGATTATCATACTCGCACCGTCCGGAAATCGTACTCGATGGTACGGAAATCGAACCCGATAAGACGCAGGGAGCGATATATATTATTAGGTGCTTGGCATGTGCCGTGCAACAGTATACATAGTAACATCACAACAAGGCACAACAAGGGAGAATAAGAATAATATGAGTACATGGGCCGCAATAGTAATAGCAATGATTATGTATAAGATTTTCAATACGTACTTACAATAAGAAGCATAAGAACAAAATAAGAATATACGCAAAGGGGGCATGCAATGAATAAGTTACTGGCTTTGGTTATCAGGTTGCTAGGCAAGAGAAAACCGTGTATAAAACATAA